TGTAGGTGTTCTTAACCCAAGACAGTACTACGAGCTTATTCAAGCTGTAGGATCTAATGGTCTTGTGAACAGAGACGTACAAGGTACTGCTTTACAGTCTGGTAACGGCATCATTGAGATTGCTGGTATCAAGATCTTTAAGTCAATGAACATACCGTTCATGAGTAAGTATGGTACTAAGTATGGTTCTGCATCAGCTACAAACCCTGGAGTAACTTCTCCTGGCAATGTAGGTTCTTTCGTAGAAGCTGCTGTTGAAGATGCTGCTGCTGACGTAACTGGAATCAATAACGAGTACGGTGAAGAAACAGAATTTGCTAACTCTTGTGGTTTGATCTTCCAAAAAGAAGCTGCAGGTTGTGTTGAAGCAATCGGTCCTTCTGTCCAAGTAACCAGTGGAGACGTATCCGTGATTTATCAGGGTGACGTTATTCTTGGTCGTTTGGCAATGGGTGCTGACTACCTCAACCCAGCTTGTGCTGTTGAGCTTATTGCAGGTGCTGCTGCAGGTTCATCAGGTAACGCTGCATTCTAAATATATACACACAATGGGAGGCTTCGGTCTCCCTTTTTTTTTATTCATATAACAAACTATGCCGACTACAATTGATATCGAGACAGAACTCTCCGCAGTTAATTCAATACTAGGGAGCATAGGTCAGTCTCCAGTAACAACTCTTGGAGAAACATCTGATGGTGCTGTTACTTATGCAAACCCAGAGATAGCTTTTATATATAACTTTTTAAAGGAGTGTAATAGAGAAGTACAGAATGAAGGCTGGCACTTTAATACTGAACACCATATAAAAAGCGATGCTTATAGAGATACAACTACTAAACACATAACCATTCCAACTAATGTTTTAAGAATGGATATACATGAAGAGTATTTAGATAAATATAAAGATGTTGTAAAAAGGAATGGAAGATTATACGACAAGGTAAACCATACAGATGAGTTCACAGAAGATATCTTTATGGACTTTGTATGGCTATTAGAGTTTACAGATATACCTTCAGTATTCCAGAGATATATTATTGCTAAAGCTTCCACCAGAGCTGCTACACAGCTAGTAAGTAATCCACAATTAGTAGCTTTACTACAACAACAAGAAGCACAAACTAGAGCTTCATGTATGGAGTATGAATGTAATCAGGGAGATCATAACTTCATGGGATTCCCACATGAAACTGCATATAGAACTTATAAACCTTATACCGTCTTGCAAAGATGACAAGTATTACTCAACAAATACCAAATTACACAGGTGGTGTCTCACAACAACCTGACGAATTAAAGCTACCTGGACAAGTTAATAAAGCTAAGAACGTCTTACCTGATGTAACTCGTGGTTTGTTGAAGAGACCAGGCGGGGAATTAGTAGGAAGTGCTTTAAGTGTTAATACAGGAAATCTAAAATGGTTTCATTACTACAGGGATGAAGCTGAACAATATATAGGTCAGATTAAGTTAGATAGTGGTGAGTTGAGGATGTGGAAGTGTAGTGATGGTACTGAATATACACAAGCTAATAGTAAAATTACATATGAATCAGGCCAAGAAACTGATATAAAGAACTACTTAAAAACACAAGTAGATAGTAGTGGTAATGCTGTATTAACTGGTGGTACTATTATAGATTCAGATATTCAAACATTAACTTCAAACGATACAACCTTTCTACTGAATAGAAATAAGCCTGTAGCTATGTCATCAACTACTACAGCTGCTAAACCACCAGAGGCTTTTATTGAGTTAAAGAAAGTAGCTTATGCAAATCAGTATTCAGTTAACTTATTTGATAATACAGTTTTAACTACTACGACTACAGCAACACGTATTGAAGTAAAGAGAGCTGTTGATTCAGGTAATAGTTGTAGAGCAGTACCAAGTGGAGGATTTACATCCACTGATAGAGGAGCTTTCCCTCAAACTGGTTTTGAACCGGGAGTAACACATGCCTCTGGATATGTAACTGGTAACACTGGAGGATCATATACTGGGGCTTGTGAAACTAAACTTAGTTATGATGACTTAGGTAGAGAACATGATAGTTACTGTCCTAATGTAGATACAAGAATATTTAAAGTTTCACATGGTGGAGCTATAGACTCAGATGATATAAATGGTAAAACATCCGTAACTTATAATGTTAGTCCCTCGAGTGGTAGTGCTGCTGATAGAAAAGACTTGTTTTTTAGAATAACTACAATTGGACAAGCTATACCTGAAAGTGAAGCTGCTGAACCTAAATATGTTTGTAGATATACAACTACTTTTGATCTACTAAATGGTGGACAAGGTTGGCAAGTAGGAGATACTGTTCAAGTATGGATGAAGAATGCACGATATGACATAACAATTAAAGAGATAAGCACTTCTAAAGTACAAGCAAATCTATCTTTAGCTAGACCTGAACCTACTCCATTTGATACTGAAACAGTTATAACACCTGAAAGTATATTAGGTAATTTACGTCAAGCAATATTTGATGGTGGTGATCAGTTAAGAGATGAACCTAGCAATCACTTTGATTACATTGAGCAGATTGGTAATGGTTTATATATAAGAAGGAATACGGATGCTGCCTTTAGACATGCTTACTCATATGGTGATGTCTCAGGTAATCAAACATTTAGCATTTCTAATTTCCAACCAGTAATAAGTAACACTACTCCTGAAACTCAAATAAGAGTTTACTTTTATAATGGTTCTAGCTTTTCTGGAACTGATGTTTCAGGGTCGAATACAGCTTGGACTAACTATACAGTTAATACAAGTAATCAAACTATTACATTAAACTCTGCTTTAACATCTGGACAAAAGATTGAAATATTCCAAACAAATCCATCTTTATTCAATATATCTACTCCATCAGGTGAACTACTAAATGTTATAACTTCTAAAGTTGATGATGTTGGTGACTTACCTAAACAATGTAAGCATGGTTATGTTATTGAAGTAGCAAATAGTGAAGCTGATGAAGATAATTACTATGTAAAATTCTTTGGTAATAACGATAAAGATGGTGATGGTGTATGGGAAGAATGTCCTAAACCTAGTATTGAAACAACTATTGATTCAAATACTATGCCAGTCAAGCTTGTCAGGCAAAGTAATGGTTACTTTAAACTATCTCAAATAACATGGGATACTAGAGGAGTAGGTGATGATATAACTGCACCTGAACCATCCTTTGTAACAGGCGATTCTGGAGATAGAAAACTCAATAACATGATGTTCTTTAGGAATAGACTTGTCTTTTTCAGTGATGAAAATGTCATTATGTCTAGACCCGGAGAATTCTTTAATTTCTGGCCAAAGTCCGCTATTAGTTTCAGTGCCGAAGATCCAATAGATTTATCTGCTAGTTCAGATCTTCCAGCTATTATCTATGATGGAATACAAGTTAATAGTGGTCTAATACTATTTAGTGAGAATCAACAGTTCATATTGTCTACTGAAAGTGATGTATTAAGTCCTATTACTGCAAAGATAAATTCATTAACTACTTATAATTTTAACTCTAAATCTAATCCATTCTCTCTTGGTGCAACTATTGGTTTCTTAGATAATGCTGGTAAATACAGTAGATTCTTTGAGATGGTAAATGTCTTAAGAGAAGGTGAACCAACCATATTTGAACAAAGTAAAATTGTTAGTCAATATTTACCAAAGGGAGTTAACTTAGTAGCAAACTCAAGAGAGAACTCAGTTATCTTTTTTGCTGTTAAAGGTGAAACCAAGTTATATGGTTATAGATACCATACAGCTGCATCCAAACGAATACTACAGTCATGGTTCGAATGGGAGCTAAGTGGAGAGATACAACATATTGCTATGCTTGATGATGCTTTATATGCAGTAGTTAAAAATAGTACTACACATACAATTCAGAAGTTTATAATCAAAATCAATGATACTGATAATTCTGTAAGTGTAGATGGTTCAAACTATCTAATACATTTAGATGGTATGAAATCAGTAACTATTGGATCTGGTACATATTCTTCATCTACAAATTTAACTACATTTTCTAAACCAGCTGAATTTGTAAGTACAAATCAATTAGCAGTATTTGATAAAGATACAAGTTCTAATGAAATAGGACGTTATGCTTTAGCTACAGTTGATGGATCTAATTTAAAAGTTACTGGTGATTGGAGTAATAATACTGTTTTACTTGGATATTTATATGACATGGAAGTAGAATTTCCTACTATCTATCGTCAAGAAACATCAGGTAGTTCTACTAGATCAGATACATCAAGCTCATTAGTTTTACATAGAGTTAACTTAAGTTTTGGAGGAGTAGGTGTATATGACACAACCTTAACTAGAGTTGGTAAACCTGCTTATCAAGAAACATATGAATCCACTCCATCTGATTCATATAAAGCAAACACATCAGCTTTATTGACTGAAGTAATAAAAACAATTCCAGTGTATGAGAAGAATACAAATTTAACTCTTACTCTTAAATCTACTCATCCTTCACCAGCAACATTATATTCAATGTCATGGGAAGGAGAATATTCACCTAAGTATTATAGACGTGTCTAAATTCATTCACCCAATAACGTTAGAGGCTGCCAAAGAGGTGGCTTCTAACCTACGCTCAGAGGACCGTAGAGAGGTCGAAGAGGGTCATGGGATAGATGCAACAGAAGCATTATTAGATGCAGTTCAGAAGCCCTCCTGTGTGTACTTCACGGTGCCT